CCGTCGCCAGGATAATTTATCTGTGGATCAATTACTGTGTCTACTGCGGGCTGTGTGTCTCCTGGTACAGTGTTTGTGTCTATTGTCACATTTAATGTTGTTGTAGTGACATCGCCGCTAATTGTACCAATAATATCAGTAGTCATATCTCCAGGATCGTCAGTTTGCTTGAACCTTATTTGACTTACATTAGGTCTAAGTTCTGCGCCATACTGCTTAAATAATGTTTCCCAAGTCAATCCAGCTTCAACAGCCCCATTATGGCCTAATATTTGCGCAGTCGCCGCACCACCATCAGTAATACTTAATTTTACTTTATTGTTTGGGGCAGTAACCGTATAACTGGTTGTGATAGCATTGATGTCACTTAGTACTTTAATACTATCAGCATCACCAGTCGCAACTTCATGTAAATTGGTAATAATAGTATGGATCATACTATTCTTGGATACTTTTGCTGGTGGGTTAATTAGTATTGGCATTTCAAATTGCAAGCTGCTAATATCAATAATATCATCAGTACCTTGTGGGATACTACGGTTTGTCCATTGGGTATTTAAAAGCTCAACAACACTTAAACTACTCCAATCCAATGGATTGTTAGTGGTGTGGATATTAAGACTAGGATTAAACAATACTAGTATTTGCTCCATCAATTGCATTTTTTGCTCTGTGTTACTTGTCCATATATCTGCTTGCATTCTCAATGTGTATGGCACTGGCATATGACGCTCTACAGTATACACACTACCTTGACGGTTTTCATAACTAAGTGTTTCTGAATTATATGCTTTTTCAATTACACTCATTTTTTCTTCAAACTGCGGATATACTCTGTTTTTTACATCTGGTTGCAAGTCAGTTACGTAACAACTAACAAATGGAACAGTACTCATAGTATTTTCACTATTTTCTCTCATAATATGAGCAGCCATACGACTAATGTCACCATAACGAACAGGTGTTGTATGATACACTGGCTCGCCTTGGTCAGTATATCCCTTTACATACTGGAACCCAGAAAACAAACGAATAAACTGTTGAATGTAGCGTCTAAATTGCTTGTCATAAAAGTATGGTACGGCTGTTATGTTGCTCATGTGTTATCCCCATTATCAGCCTGCAGTGGTATAACGTCACTAATTGCTTGCTTTGTATTAAATTCTTTATCGTTTACCATTGTCTTACCGTTTTCAGTAATATAATCACTTGCGTTATATGTACGGTCCACCCAAGTCTTTTCAGTTACATTATCATAATTTCTATTCCATTTTGAACCACGACGGACAAACATACGGTTTGGAGTAAAGTCTGTTCTAATAAAATATTCGCCTTCGTTTGGTGTTGCTGGAAAGCTAGTACCACTAGCAATAGTTTCACCATGATCGTATGTGTCGTCTTGTACTACAACACCACCAGCAGTTGCGTGTTCAAATCCATATAGATGATCTAATAGACTTGATCCATCTGGATCATCTTGAGCAGCACTCGCAACAATCGCATCGCTGATGTTAAACTCACTTTTGTACGTACTGATGTCATAGTTAAGCGTAGATTTGTCAGCAGCATTTCCAAGTATGTCATTGAACTCTTGGCTGTCTGTAAGTGGATTAAGTTTAACTCTCCAAATATGTGAATACCAAGTTTGACTAAATCCTTCAGCACCACGGTTACCGTCTGAAACTACATAGTATTTGTTTATAGGTGCTTTTCCAGCATCTAATAGTAGGTCATCACGTAAATGCGGCAGTTCTAGTACATCGCCAGGCAACAGTTTTCTTCCAAGCAACGCAACCATGTCGTTAATATGAAATGTCATATAAAATTGATCGTTTGCTAAAAACATGCCAAACTGTGTTAAATCAAAATCGTTGTCCTGAACATTATATATGCCACGTAAGTCATATATGTCTGGATCGTATTTTCTATCTCTATTTTCCAAGAACAGTAAATCTTGTATCTTTGTCTCATTGATGATGCTGTCAATATTGACAAACTCTCCACTGAGCGGATCTACCTCACGGCCTTCAATGTAGTTGGGCTGTGACGGATCATTTTGGTCAGGCTGTGCTGCGGGTCCAACATACTTGTGTACGTTAACTCCGGTACCGCCAATCCAAAATTGCTCACGGATCTGTCGATCCATAAAGTGAAAATCGTTAGTTTTGGTCGGTTTATATAAACTTAATCTTGGCATATGTATATTTATGGCTTGACAAAGGTTCTAAAATAGTATATCGTTTATAAGTAACAACAACTGTTAGGAAACTATCATGGCTAAATCAGCAACAAAGAGTAAAAAGAAGCAACCACGTGCCACTCGTCGGAGTAGTGTATGGGAAACTGTTCCACTGAACAACTGGCATCATGCGCAGTATCAGATACACTATATGATGGAATCTAAAGAATGGCTTAATAAAGTTAAAGATTATATTAAGCAAAACTATGATAAGCAAACCCTAGCAGCAATTAATAAACTTCCTGATTGGAAAGTTGGAGGCAAAAGCCACTGGGCAACTGCTGTACACTATACACAAAATGCTCCAGAAAATTTACATCCAGATTACGTTGGTAAGTTGGACACTTGGATACTGTCGCTTGCCGCAGAAGGTAAGCAAATTGTAGATATTAAAAAAGCTGAAGAATCTACTAAAAAAGTAAAATACATTCCAAGTATTCAGGAACGTTTACTAGAAGCAACCATTGACAAAATGGATGAACTAGACGAATGGGTAGATGATTGGATGCGTGATCCCAAAGCTAATCCACTTAAAGACAAACAGCCACTACAGTTGTTTCGTAAGTTGGAAGTTAACCTAGGACACGCTCGCTTTATCCAGAAGTTTTATGAAGGCACAAATGAAGAGTTAACTGAACTTATCAACTTGCCAACAGCAAAAAAGCAAGATGAAATGCAACAGCAACTTGCGGAAGGCTATGCCATATACTCTACTGCGCAGAAAAAAGAACTACAAGGGTTTTATCAACGTATTCTACAAGCACTTGATATTCTCCGTGCTGAGAAGAAGCAGACACGAGTAGTGCGTAAGCCCAAGCAAAAGAGTGCTGTTGACTTGGTCAAGAAGTTGAAGTATAAATCAAGTGATGCTGACTATGGTATTGTAAGTATTCCGCCACAGGACATTATTGGTGCTAGCGCAGTAGTTGTGTTTAACTGTAAAACACGTAAACTAGGTATCTATTATGCCGAGGCACATGCCACAATTCAAGTGAAAGGTACGACACTTCAATTCTTTGATGAGAGATCAAGCCGACAAAAAACAGTACGCAAGCCAGACGAGGTATTACCGGGTTACAAAACTGTTACTAAGCATAAACTTAAAACACAGTTCGAATATCTGAAAACAACTGACATTAAAATGAATGGCAGACTCAATGAAGATACAGTTATCATAAAGGCCTTTAAATAGCATAAATATTAGTATGGCAAAACGTGATGAACTTATAAAAGAAATTGAACTTCGATTAGGCGGACAAATGGTAGACGTAGAGCTCGACCCTGAGCACTACGATCTAGCTATTAGAAAGTCTTTTGAAAAATACAGACAGCGCAGTGAAAACGCAGTTGAAGAAGCATTTGTTGAACTTAATGTTCAAGTTGATATTGCTGACTACACTCTTGGTGAAGAGATCATTGACGTATATACAATATACCGTCGTGGTAGTGGCACAGTTGATGGCAGTGCTGGCGGAAGCATTGAACCGTTTGAGACTCAGTACCTTAACAATATGTTATTGAGTAGCGGCAGAGCAGGCGGCATGGCTACCTTCGATGCGCTGGCTCAACACCGTGAAACACTAGGGCGTCTGTTTGGTAAAGAAATGATATTTACCTGGAATACAGCTACAAAGAAACTATTGCTTCATAGAAAAATAAAAGCAACTGATATTATGTATATGCACGTATACAAATACCGCAGTGACGAAGAACTATTAACTGACACATATAGTTTACCATGGATTAAAGAACTAGCACTAGCATATAGTAAACTAATGTTAGCAGAAGCTCGTGGTAAGTTTAACACCATTGCTGGTCCACAAGGCGGTACAAGTTTAAATTCTGATGCTCTGCGTATGGATGCGCAAAATCAAATTGATAAATTAGATGAAGAACTAAAAACTTATACTGATGGACAAGCTGGACTTGGAATTATTATCGGTTAATTTAAAGAAAACACTTGACAAACAGTACAAGACATACTATATTAAGTATATAGAAGATAACAAAGAGAGATTTAACCATGTCAACAACTACAGTATATATTACTTACTGGCCACCATGCGAATGGGGAATGTTTTGACGTGACTTTTTAATAAGTTATTTTAATCAAGCCCCTAGCATTAATTTGTTGGGGGCTTTTTTTATAAGCACACTACGCCTTACTGCAATAAGGTGTCTTTGCAGAGACAGAGACCTCGTAAGGGTTGAAGATGGTGTGTTTTTAAAAAATGAGGGTGTAGTGAAATGGTATCACGCTGGTCTCCAAAACCAGAAGCAGGAGTTCGATTCTCCTCACCTTTGCCAAAATAATTCTACTTGACAACGTGAACACAGGTGTTATAATAACAATATGAAAAAGAAATTATTGGTTATTGGCCATGGACGCCACGGAAAAGACACTGTATGCGAAATGCTACGTGACGATTACAATTACACATTTGAAAGTAGCAGTAAATTTTGTTCAAAACTGTTTATTTTTGAAGCATTAAAGGACAAGTATGGATATTCTAATGAGGAAGAGTGTTATGCTGACCGGCATAATCACAGAGCAGAATGGTATGATGCTATCTGCGCTTATAATGAATTTGATGCTGCTACGTTAGGTAGAGACATTTTTAGACAACACGATATCTATTGTGGGCTACGTAATAAGCGTGAATTCTTTGCGATGCAGAATACTGGTGTATTTGACTATTGCATCTGGGTAGATCGAAGCAACCATCTTC